TCAGGCCGGCACCGTGATCAGACTTGGCAATCCGGCCCCATAGAGTGCCGACACCTGCGCCACGCTGATCTGATAGGGTGCGGCAATGCCATCCGCCGCCTGCGCCGCCGCAGAATAGGTCCAGTTTGGCGCCGTGATGGTCTCTTGGCGCAGGAACAGACTGCCCATCCTGACCTGCAGCAGATAGCTTTCGCTTTCCTCGCCCAATGGCACTTCGGGTTGGTCCCAATTGTCGCCCTCAATGCGGCTGCGCCTGATCCAGCTGACCGCCAGATCGCCGTTTTCCTGCGCCACAGCCCGCAGGTGACAGGGGCTATAGGGGCGTAGCCCATTGCCATCAAAGGCCGTGACCTGATGCAGATAGGACGGATCATCATAACCGCGCTGTGCCGGACCAATGCGAAAGTGCTGGGCGACCCGGCGCAGGTTCGGGCTTAATGCGATCTGTTTGGGCGCCCCGTCCAGCAGCACAAACACCGATCCCGCCGGCCATGAACCGGGCATCAAGCCGTTGCTGCCCGCCTGCCCGCGCAACCGCTGGCGCAGCCAATAGGTATCCGGCGCAATCAGTTCCGCCTGGGCGAATTGCAAGACCTCCCAAGTGCCGGAACTGCCATCACCGATCGCCGCCATATTGGCCCCGCTCAACAGGGCCTCGGGGCTGACCCCCTGTAGCTGACCACTGATCAGCCTGACCTCCAGGACATCGCCATGATCCAGCACACCCGCCGAAGCCGCAGAAAGCGCATTCTGGGTAAACCCCATTGTGGCGCGCGCCGCGATCAAGCGGTTCAGGCTGTAATCCGCATCCTCTGCCGATTGATAGATCGCCACAGACCCCGGCCAGGGATCGGCGGTGATCGCGATATGCGGCGCATGCGGCACCTCGTCCCCGCGCAACAGCGGCAGATCCATAAACTGCGGCACCACCGGCACAGGCGCCACAAAGGGGCGCGGCGGCACCGGATCTTCGCTAAGGTCCGAGGTGTCAAACACCTGCGGTTCAATGCGCACCGCATCCAGGACCTGCAAGTCCGATTGTTCAACGCGATCAATCCGGTAAAGCGCCGCACCCTCGCCACCCTGCGCCTCAAAGCGGATCACATCCCCCGCCCCCAGATCAAGCCGCGATGGCGGCAGCGCCAGGCGCAGGGTCTCGCGCGCCACCCGCGCCTCGGTCAACCAACGTTCGGCCACCTGCCGCCCTTCACTGCGCGTCAAGACCATGTTCATTTCCGAGCCGGTGACCGCATGGGTCGCCTGATCCGCCAGCACCGCCTCTTCTGCGATCACATCAAAATCCGCATCCGCCTGCACAAAGCGCAACCGCACCCGCCCCGAGGTTTCCGCATCGGCCTCGCGGGCCTGTTCGGTGACGCCCTCCAAAGCGCTGCTGACCGCCAGCACCCCGGCGTCGATGTCTTGCGCCTGCAGACCATCGCGCATCCGAAACAGCAACAGACCATCGCGTTCAATTGCATCAAACCCGTAGCGGATCATCAAAGGTTGCAGTGCCGCGCGGGCATCCCCGACCTGTTCCACCGCGTAGCCACGCAGATAGCCATAAAGCCCTTCGGTGCCAAAGGCCGCAAGCCCAGCGCGGCGGCAGATCTCCCCCACGACCGAGGCCAAGCTGCGCGATGAGGTCCGCCCGTTGATCCAGTGACCGCGTGCATAATTCTCGCCATCGCTCCAACGCGCGACATCATTGGGGAAAAACGGATAGGGGCGGCTGTCCCATGCCCAGACAAAGGCCCGCTGCATGTCCAGCATCACCCCGTCGTATTCGGTTGATTGCGGATTATGCGCCGGATCGCTCCAATAGGCGCTCATCGCGCGCAGATATTGCATCTGGATCAATTCATCGCGCGCGCCCGTGGAATGACGCGGCAGCAGGCTTTCCGAACTTTTGCGATCCAGAAATTTGTTTGGCTGGTTGGCCCCTTTATCCACCCCGGCGCAACCGTATTCGGTAAACCAGATCGGCTTGGACATCGGCACCCAGCCACTTGGCACCTCTGATCGGACCCCGCCAACCCGGTCATGGTGGGTATTGCCCCACCAATTGCGGATGTCCTTATAGCGATACACCCAAGGTTCGCCATACGCCCCATCGGTGATCTCGGTGCGGATCTGCGCGGCACGGGCATCGCTGGAATGGTAATACCAATCATAGCCTTCACCGCCCTCGATATTGGACTTCAGGTAGTCGAGATTGTAAATCGCATCCCAGTTTTCGCCATCCAGATGGCCCTCTTCCTCGCGCCAATCGGCCAGGGGCATGTAATTGTCGATCCCGATAAAATCGATGTTTGTATCGGCCCACAATGGGTCCAGATGGAAAAACCGGTCACCCGATCCATCCTGCGGCTGATAGCCGAAATATTCCGTCCAATCCGCCGCATAGCTTAACTTGACATCCGGTCCCAGCAGGCTGCGCACCTCTGCCGCCAATACCCGCAACCCCGCCACCGCCGGAAAGCTGTTGGCAGCCCCGCGAATTTGCGTCAGCCCGCGCATTTCCGATGCGATGCAAAATGCCTCAACACCCCCCGCCGCCAGACACAGCGCCGCATTGTGCAAGATACACCGGCTCAGGCTCCATTCATCCGGCCCTGTATAGGCCACCTGCCCGTCAGCCACGCTGAAATCTGCCGCTGTGACCGTGCCAAAGAAACTTTCCACCTCGGCCGCGGCCTGTGTGCTGCCATCAGGGCTGCCTGCCCGTCCTGGTGCTTGGGACAGCGTGATCCGCCCGCGCCAGGGCAGATTGGGCTGGAATCCGTTGTCGCTATAGGGATCGGGCAATGCATTGCCGGTGAACGGGTCCATCAGGATAAACGGGTAATACATCACTGCCTTGCCCGCGTTGTTCAACGCAATAATTGCCTCAATCACCGACGCATCGCTGGGTGTGCCGCCATAAACCGGGCGTCCGCCATCCTGCACAATCACCTGCGCGGCATCGCGGCTGATCCCGCCTGACGTCCAGGGCATGTTCTGCGCGTCAATTTCGGATTGCTCGACCTTGGGACGGATCGTGCATTCCCCACAGCGCAGGTCATCGCCAAACCAGGACACCACCAAAGACGCCGCCGCCAGATTGGGCAGCTCTTCGCTGACCGCCTCGACACATTGGGCAAAATCGGGTTTGCCCGCAGGGGTCGACACATTCGCGCTTTGCAACACCCCCTGGCCCAGATCGAAATGCACCGGCGTGGTGGCCAGTTCATATTCCCCGGTGCCCGGAATGATCGCCACCCCCGTCACCCCAAAGGTCGGCATATGTTCCCAGCCTTCGGCGCTGCGTTGTTCGGGGCGGATCACCTCGAATGAGAACTGCGGCACCCGATTGCCGAAGGGCGCCAGCGGCAGGTCTTCCATCACCACATAGGCGGTGCCGCGATAGGCAGGCACGCGCCCCGCGCCCTCGATGGCCTCCATCACCGGATCGGGCAATTGATCCGCCGTGCCATAATACACCCGCATGTTCAGATCGTCAGGGGCAATTTCCTCGCCATCCGCCCAGACCCGCCCGATGCGGGTGATCTCGCCCTCACAAATGCCAATCGCGATGCTTACCGCATAGCTGTAAGCCGTGACTTGGGGCGCGGGCCTGCTGCCTTTGCCCCCCCCCGAAACCGCCACCGTTTCACTGAAATCCGACGCCCAGATCAGATGCCCGCCCATGCGCATCCGCCCATAGACCTGTGCAATCGGGTTGCCCTCGCCGGCATTGGTCAAACGAAAGCGGTCGACCTTGCCGGTTTCCACCGCCGCGGCGCCCTGTCCCAACAGCCGCTGATCGACAAGACGCCCCAAAGTCGCCCCCGCCGCGCGGCCAATCGCCACCGATGACAGCCCGGCAAAAGTGCCCCCGATCGAACCGCCCAAAGCAGCACCCGCCGCCGAAAATAGAAGTGTTGCCATTACAGGGCTCCTTGAGGAAATTCAAAACGCGCCACGATGCGGCGCTGCCACGGCAGGGACAGCGGGCTTTCACACACCCCATGCCCCGCATAGGCGTGGATAAAACGCGCGCCCGCCCCGACCTGAACCTGCACGCCCAGATGTTTGGCCACCGCCCCTGCCCGCATCCGAAACAACAGCACATCCCCCGCTGCGGCCTGCGGCACGGCCTTGGCCCGCAAATGCCGCAGCGCCGCCGCCCAAAGCCGCTCTTGGCCTTGGGGTTCGGACCAATCCCTGGAATAGGCTGGCACGGTTTCGGGCTCTGCGCCGATCACCTCGCGCCAGATGCCCCGCACCAGCCCCAGACAATCACAGCCCGCCCCTCGCGTGGCCGCCTGATGCACATAGGGCGTGCCAATCCAGCCCCGCGCCGCGCCGATCACTGCCGCTTGAACCGGTCTCATCGCAAGGAACCACCCGTATTGGCACCCTTGGATTTTGGCACCGCCACCACCCAATCTTCGCTGGGCAGATCGGGAAAACCCTGAAAGTTGATCAGATTGTCAAACTTCAGGCGGCAAATCTCCATGCGTTTGTCACAGCCCGCCACCAGCCGGATGGTATCGCCCACCGCCAGATCCCCGCGCACCGGCTCCCACAGATCAACCAGCCGCTTGCCCGCAACCACGCGGTCATGTTTGATCATGCCCCACAGGCCCACGGCGGCGCCATCCAGCACCTCAAGGCGCCCGCGCGTGAACCAGCCTTCGCCAAATCCTGCCAGATCCTCCCAGATGAACACGCGTCGGTCCTTGATCCCCTCGATGGCACGAACGTCGGTATAGCCCGGCTGGCTCAGGTCAAACCCGCATTGCGCATCGCCCAGCACCGCCGTGCAGGGCTTTTGAAACACCCGCCCCAGCGGACGGTTCAACACCTCGCTCAGCCCCCGCAATTCGGCTCGAAACGCCCCGTCAATGCGGCGCATCTCACCGATGCTACCAGCAAAGCGTAGCATCCGCGCGCTTGGGTCAACCCAGTTGAGCAACCACGCCTGCACCTCGGCACCGTCATAACGGCCCTGCTCAATCTCGTCCTCGCGGATCGCTGCATGACTTAACGCGCCCAAGGCCTCGGTATTGTCCACCGCCAATCCGGTGCTTTGCGATATCGCCCGGGCGCCCAATCCTGAATCCGCCCGAAACGTCACCCCGTCAAAGGTCAGGTCCACATCATGATCGGTAAAAGCCAAGACCACCCCGTCCTGCCGCGTGATCCGCCAAGCGTGGCATAGGGTCGTCAGCCCCGCCGCCGCATGATCCAACAGCGCCTGTTTTGCCGCAGTGTTCATATCCGCACCTCGATCACCGGCACATTGGGCACCTGCCCCGCCTGGAAATTCGCCACCGACGTCAGGATACGATCGGTGTCAAAGCGCACCGGCACGTCAAATTCATAGCCCGCAAGAACCTCCATGCCGGGATCTGGCGGATGGGCGAAGCGGATGACACCGGTGCGCAAATCCACTTCGTAATCCACCGATTCCTGCAAGGCATCCTGTTCCACTCCGACACGCAGCGTCCCCGCCACCGGCTTACGGATCGGGCGCTCATAGCTTTGGTGCCCCGAGCGATAGGTCTTCACGATCTGGAAATCGGCCCGAACGCCGTCGCCATAGCCGATGGTCTGATCATCAAACGCCACCTCGGCCGAGGAAAGACCGGATTTGTAATCCGCCCAATCCTTCCAGCGAAACCCGTGCATCTGGCCCCTGCGCGCCTCAAAAAAACCGATCAGCAGCTGCAGGTCATCTATCGACCGCATCCCCAAGCCCGCATCATAAACCCGCCGCGAATGCGCCCAGGGGGTGTTGCGTTCTTCGAATCCATTGGCCAGCGTCACCACATCAGTGCGCCGCTGTGGCCCGCCAACGGACCCGAAACTCAGGCTGGCGGGAAATCTGATCTCGTGAAAATCCATGCTTTTGCTCCGTGATTACCGGTTGCGGTTGCCCAGGGTAAGCGCCCGGCTCATCTGGGCAGCGATCTGGCTTTGCGAACGTTGAAAGCCCTGAACATCCGGCGTGGTGATGTTCATCACCACATGCACATCGCCGCCGCCACTGCCGCCGCGCACCCCCAGCTTTCCATCCGATCCACGGGTCAGCGGCATGATCGCCTCTGGTCCGGCCTCGCCCATCACGCCATAGCCGCCGCGCATCGGAAAGGCCGCCGCATGGCTGACAATGTCGTTGCTCAACGGGGCGGCACGTCCGGCGCTGATCACCCCGCCGCGCGCAAAGGGCATCACCCTGCCTTGCGAAAACGGCGCGCCATTCTCAAAGGGCAGGACATTCTGCACCAAGCTGCCAACGCTTTGCGAAATCAGCCCGCCAATATGCTGCGTGACCGGTTTGATCGCCGCCGAATAGGCGGTATTCGCCAAATTCTGCCCCACCGTGCGCAGGGCATCCGACAATTTCATCCCGTCAAACACCACCCCGTCAAAGGCGCGGCGCAGACCCTGGCTTAAACCGCGCTCCATGCTCGCCATGTCCTTGCCCGTGGCGGCAAGCGCCGAACGCATGCGGCGCAACTCCCCGTCAAAGCCCCCCACCAGGGTGCTGGTCTGTGCCAAGGTGCTGTTCAACCCCTCGGCACTGCCTTTCAATTGATCCATCCGGTCTTTTTCAGCCATTTTCCTGTCCCTTGTCCTGATCTGGATAGGCCGCCATCAAGGCATTCAATCCCCCCCGCGACAGCGGTGCGCGGCTGGCACTCTGGCCCAGCATCACCTGCAATTCCGCAGGGGTCAGATCCCAGAATACCGCCGGGGACAGGCGCAAGCCCTGCATCCCCGCCCGCATCAACCCCGGCCAATCCAGCGCCCCGCTCATTCTGGTACCGCAAAGGCCCGCACCAGCAATTCAGCCGCCGCTCTGGCCGCAGCCACCGGCCCGCCCTTTATCTGGGCGCGGGCCAGTTCATCATTGCTGATCTCGGCCCCGCCGCCCCGCAGCCCCGCCGCCAATAGCATCAGCACATCCCGGCTGGAAAAGGCGCTGCTTTCAAACCGTTCCACCAGCGCCACCAGCGATCCGGTGTCCAACGCGTCTTCGAGTTCGGCCAAGGCCCCCAGTGTCAGCCGCGCCAAATGGCGTTTGCCATCCACCACCAAAGCCACCTCGCCGTGCCAGCGGTTGGCCATGCTCAGACCACCACCACATCAGCGGTGAAATTCAACATCCCCGCCGATTGCAGGCTCAACTCATAGGTCGCCTCGCCGTTCAACGCCCCGGCATATTCCAGCGCCGTCACCTGAAACGGCCCTTCAACCACACCAAAATCGGGAATGATGATCTGGAAATCCGGTGTCAGCCCGTCAAAGAACAACTGCCGGGCGCGTTCATCCGTCCCCGCATCGCGAAACACCCCCGAGCCGCTGATCGAGGCCGAGCGCACCCCCGCACCGACCAACAATTCCCGCCAGCCGCCTTCACTGTCCAGCGCCGTCACATCCACGGTCTCTGCATTGAAACTCACCCGCGTGGCGCGCAGCCCCGCAACGGTTTCAAACTGACCATCGCTTGTCATGTCGATTTTGACCAAAAGGTCTTTGCCTGCTTGAACAGCCATGTCGCTTCTCCTGTGTTACTCTGAAAATCCTGTGGCGCGGTTCAGCTGTCTTCGACCCGCGCACGAAACCTGAGATCAATCTGGCGCGCCGAGACCGCATCAATGCGATGCGCCTTTGCTGTTTCAAACCAAAGCCCCACCAGCCGCCCCCGGCTCAGGGTCAGGTTGCCGTCATGCAAAACATCGCTGACCGCCCCTGCCACGGCCTTGGCATCGGCGAACCCCGGGTTGGTGGTGATCACCGACACGGTGATCAAATGCACCGCCCCCGCACCGCTGCCATCCGAAGCATCCGTGACGGTCTCACTGCCCAAACGCAAATAAAGCAGCGGTAAACTGCCCGAAGGCACGGCGTCATAAATCGCATCGCCCACCAGCGCAGTAAGGGCCGGATCAGCACATAGCGCCCCATAGACTGCCGCCTGCAAGGGGCCCGAAAGCGCAAAACTCATACCACCACCTCCTCATTGGCAAAGCAGGTCAGATACCGCCCGTCGCGGTCCCGTTCTGCCACCGCCTGAATGACAAAAACCCGTGTGCCATCGCGCAAGCGCTGCTGCGGCTTGGGGCGATCCGCAGCCCCATAGGCGGCACCGCGCACCACAATCCGGTGGCTGACCCGGCTGACCGGCGCACCCACCTGTGCGGTCTCGCGTCCGGTGCGCGCGTTGATCTCTGCCCAAAGCGTGCCCAACACGATCCAGCCTTCAGCAAAGCCACCGGCCCCGTCACTGACCCGCTCCGGCGCTTCCAGCACCAGCGCATGCGACAATACCGGCAGGCTCATTGGGCCACTCCCAAACGGATGTTCTTGTAGCGTTCAATCAGACTGCTGACCCCGAATGGCATACAGCCCCCGCTCAGCCCCGTGTCATTGCGATATTCGTAATAATGCGCCGCCAGCATCAAAACCGCCTGCTGCAAATCCACCGGTACTTGATCCCATGTTGCACCCAGCCCCGCCTCAATTGCCACATGTGCCGACCCGCCACTGGGGATCATCGGCAGCGCCGCACCAACAGAACGCAGCTTGGGGCGATGCATGTCACGCTCCAACCAAAACAGATCACTGCCAATCACCGTTTCAGCGCCCTGTCGCGTCACCACCCTAAACGCCGTGATCTGTGTCACCGGTGCAATCGGCAGCCCCTGCACCGCAGGATCACGCCATCCTGTCACCTCACAATGAAAACTGCGCAACAACAACGCCTTACCCGTGCGCGCCTCGACCGCAGCCAGGGCCGCACGCAAGAATGAGACCAGCACCGCATCCTGGATCCCGTCCAGACCAAAGCCACTGCCAATCCGCAAATGCGCCTTGAACGCCTCCAGTGGCAGCGCCGCCTCTGCGACTGGTGTATCTTCGATCAACATCATGGAATTTCTCCGAAAAATTGCCCCTGTGGGACCACAACATGCCCGGACGCGCAGCCACCCGCACCGCTTGGTCAGAGGGGGACAGCTAGACAATGCAGGTTCATTTGGTCACGCGCCCGGACCGGGGCCAAACCGCCCCGGCCCCGCTTTCGGTCGCGGCTTAAGCCAGACCGAATTTCAACAGCTTGATCGCCGCAAAATCGCTTACATCGCCGCCCACCCGCTTGGTGGCATAAAACAACACATGCGGTTTGGCGCTGAACGGATCGCGCAGAATGCGCAGATCAGGGCGCTCTGCCACCGTATAGCCGGCAGCAAAATCGCCAAAGGCAATCGGGGTTGCATCACTGTCCGCATCCGGCATGTCCTCGGCCACCAACACCGGATAGCCCATCAACCGCGCCGGCTCTCCCGCGGCCATCCCATCCGACCACATGAACCGCCCATCCGCATCTTTCAACTTGCGCACCAATCCCGCAGTCTTGGAATTCATCACAAAAGATCCGTTGGCGCGGTACTGCGCGCCCAGTGCATAGACCAGATCAACAATCGCTTCGGGTGTCACATCCCCGTCAAGGCCCGTCGGCACATAGCCCAGATTGCCCCAGACCCAGATGTCATTGTCCACGGTGCTATGCGCCAACAGGCCCTTGGGCTTGTCCACCCCGTCGCCGTTGATAAAAGCGCTGGCCTCGGCGCGGGCAAATTTGTCGGCAATCCGCCCCGACAACCAACCTTCAATGTCAAAGGCACTGTCATCCAACAGCCGCTGCGAGGCTTTCGGCAAGGCGCTCAATTCATGCAGGGCAATGGTGATCCGGTCGATCTGCGGCGTGTCACTTTCCACCGTCGGATCGCTTTCGGTGGCCCATCCGGCCCCCACATCCGTGTGATCAACCAAAACGTCATAAGATGTCGCCTCGACCCGCACCACCGACGCAATCGCACGGATTGACGCGGTGGCATTCAACACCGATTGCACCCGTTCCGAGGTCTGCGGATCGACCAGATAACCGCCATCGGAATTCACTGCCGTCGACAGCGATTTCCCTTCCAGTTCCAGCCCCCGCAACCCGTCATCATCCCCATTACGCAGATAGGCCTGAAACGCCAATTGATGCGGCGCAGCCCCCGCATGTGCCGCGCTCAGCGGGGTCCGTACAGGCTGTGTCATCTTGCGGTCCAACATGGTCATTCGCTCTTCTGTTTGTTGCATTTTGGTTTCAATATCGCCCCGGAAGCCCCTGAAATCAGTGACAAACCCATTCACGGCCTGCCGCAGGTCTTCCGCGACATTCAGATCATCACCTGCCCCTGCAGTGTTGTTCTCGCTCATTGCCTTACCTCGCTTTTGGTTGTTCATTGTCCCCAGCCCCGTGCTTGATCTGGGCGCGCGCACTGCGAAACACCCCGGCCATTTCACGCAGCAATGCTGTCGAAGCATCGCTCTGCGCCTTGGCCCCGACCCGCGCGTTCGGTAACATCGGAAAGGTCACCAAGGACACTTCCCACAGGTCCAGCTCTGACAGAATGCGCTGGCCCTCGGCGCTTTTGCTGGCCCGCAGCGTGCGATACCCAATCGACAATCCGTCAATCGCCCCCGCCGCGATCAGCGCCGCCGCCTCGCGCCCCTTTGTGACACTCTCAAGGATACGCCCCTTGACCCACAGGCCCTTGGCATCCTCGCGCACCTCGTCCCAAATCCCGATCGGCTGGGCCGGATCATGCTGCCACAACATCTTGACCCCACGCCCCGCCGCACGCAGCCGTGCCAGGCTCGCCGCATAGGCCCCGGCCTGCACCACATCACCGCTTTGATCTGCACTGCCAAACAGGCTGGCATAGCCGCTGATCTGCAACCCGCCCTCGACGGTTTCGGTCTGGCCAAAACGGGCGAACTTTCGCTCCAATCCCCGTTCATCAACCGGCAAGCCCCCGCCGTTCTCCGGCCCGAGGCCGAAGCGCATCACGTCACTTTTCATGACAACTCCTTTGAAATTTCAGCGCCTTACGGCGTCACCACCAGAAAACTCTGCACCGCCTGTGCCAGGATCACCGCCACCACCCCATAGACCGTCAGCCACAACCGACGTTCCATGCGTTCAATCAGATCTTCCAAGTGATCCAAGCGCCGCAACAGGTTTTGATGGTGAATTTCGCTGACCCTTTCATGGGCCTCCAACCGCAGCCCCGGCGCGCAGTCAAAACGCTCGTATCGCGGCAATTCACCCATCATCAGTCACCACCGGCAATCCCAGCAACCGCCGCTTTTCCACCTCACTCAGGAAATCCGCCTGCGCCACCCGCGCCCATTGCGCATCACGTTCCGCCGACAGGGCTGGCACCTGATCCAGATCGGGCCTGACCTCGACCATCTCACCGCTGAATCCCGACAACCAATGCGCCAGTGCCGCCGTGACCCGCGTTGCCAAAGGCAACACCGTCAGCCGGAAAAACGCCCGATGCGCCTCTTGATAATTGGCATAGGTCGCATCGCCCTGCACCCCGATCAACATCGGCGGCACCCCGTAGGCCAGCGCAATCTCGCGCGCGGCGGCTTCCTTGGTCTTTTGAAATTCCATGTCCGAGGGCGAAAACCCCATCGGCTTCCAATCCAGCCCGCCTTCCAGCAACATCGGCCGCCCGGCATTGCGCGCGCCCTGATGATGGCTTTCCATCTCGCTCACCAGACGCTCGTATTGATCTTCGCTTAACTTGCCCTGCCCCTCGGCCCCCTTATAGACAATCGCCCCCGAAGGCCGCGCTGCATTGTCCAGCAATGCCTTGGACCAGCGCGAGGCCGCATTATGCACATCCAGCGCCATCGCCGCCGCCTGCATCGGGCTGAACCCGTAATGATCATCCTGGGGATGAAAGCTGCGGATGTGACAGATCGGTACACCCTCGCCCCGCACATCAAACCGGTGGGTGCGCCCGCCCACCGCATAATCATAGCCCATCGGCCAGCCATCCGCGCCCGGCACCACCGACATCCGGTCGGCCCGCAATACATGCAATTCCACCGGCAGATCCGACGTGCCACACACCGCCTCGACATAGCCGTTGCCGCTGAGCAGCAGTTGCGCATAGAGCGCCTCCAGCAATTCCGCCCGCCCCTGCGCTGCGTTTGGCCGCGCCAGCAATGCCGCAACCGGATGGGTCTCATACCGCCGCGCCGCATCCTGCACCACCAAAGGCAAGGCCGCCGCCGCCTCGGCAATCAGTTTGACCGCGCGAAACCCCACCGGATTGCCACAAAACCCGGTCCGGGTCAGGCTCACCGTATCGCGTGGGCTCCATGCAACACGACCAGAGGTCTGATAGGCCACCACAGGCCCGGTGGCCGATGCTTTCTGTGCAGGCACTTGCGCCGCATCCCCGCGCCGCAGAAAATCAAAAACCATGCTGTCACTCCCCAATCGCTTCTGCCCCAACCGGCGCAACTGGACTTTGCCAATTATTCCTTAACGCCTGCCCCGCCCAGCGTGCGCTCCCCCGCGCAACAGCCATTTTTAACTCGGGTCTTGCTGCTTCATTTGGCCAGAAACCACCCGTGCCCCCGATGGGGCCTCACAAGGCGCGCACCCCCGGAGACCGCCATTGCGCCGCAGGCGCGATCATCACCTCGTGCAAAGCCCAGACCAGCGCATCCACCCGATCCGGGCTGCCCCCGCCCTCATAGCCCCGCGCGGTCATCCGGCACATCTGGTCCTCCAAAGCGTCCAATCCCCGCAGATGCCGCACCCGCCCCTGTTCATACAATGCCGCGACAGGCTCGGCGCGCGCCACCTTGCCACGGCTGGCATGGACCGGTTTGATCGGCAGCATCGGATCAATGCCATGCAACACCTCGCTGACCATCTGTCCGCCTTGATTGACCTCAACCACCAACCGATCCGCGCCAAACTGCGTCATTGCCGCAATGGCCGCTGTGGCCCAGCCATGCGGCGTTGCCCCCTGCACACTACAATCGGCCAGAACCACCGCCCGCCAATCCTGCACCGCCCCCCTGGTCTGCGCACCCACGACAATGATCCCGCATTCATCAGCCCCCGTGCCGCTGCTTACCGCAGGGTCAACCCCCACCACGATCCGGTCAAACACCGGCGGGCTGTCCAGACGTCCTGCCTCCAACATCTCGCTGGTCCACAACGCGCCCTCGGCATCCGCCAATAACACCCCGTCCAATTCCTGCCGCCCCAGCCGCGTCCCACGATAACGCGCCCGCACTTCCTCCATGAACGACGCCGCCAGATTGGCGGCATTGGCCTCGGTCGGGGCATGGGTCTGCACCGTAGAAGGCGATGTCAACAGCTTCTTGAGCACCGGCACATTGCGCGGCGTGGTGGTCACACAGACCCGTGGATCATCGCCAAGCCGCAGGGCGAACTGCAACTGGTCCCAGGCCTCTTGGCCGCGCTTCCACTTGGCCAGCTCATCCACCCATGCCGCATCAAATTGCGGCCCGCGCAGCCCCTCAGGATCATGCGCTGTATGCACCGTTGCCACCGCCCCGTTGGGCCAGACCAGCCGCTTGCGCGTGGCCTCCCAATCGGGCCTGCGGTCTTCGGGCGAACAGGCCAGAATACCACTGTCGCCAAAGATCATCACCTCGCGCACCTGTTCGATGGTTTCTCCCACCAGTGCCACCCGGCGGCAGGCTCCGGCATCTGTGGGGCGCGGGCCCTCAACCATGCTGCGCACCCATTCCGCGCCAGCACGGGTCTTGCCCGCCCCGCGCCCGCCCAACACCACCCAGGTGCGCCACGCGCCTTCAGGCGGCAATTGATGCGCCATCGCCCAGAATTCAAACAAATACGGCAGCGCCAGCAATTCGCCCGCGTCCAATTCATTCAGGAATTCTTCCTGAACCGCCGCATCGGCGGAGGCGATCCAGCTTGCACCCGATATCAACCCGTGCTCGGTCCAGATCGAGGGCAAAGCCGCCTCGGGCAATCCCAGCTTGTCGATTTCTACAGTCATTCAGAAACATCTCCGCTTTTGTGCATTGCGTCACCAATCCCTGCATTTCCCGCAAAGGTCTGGCCGCTGCTGTTTCGTTGAAACCCTCCCCAGATCGGGCCTTGTCGGTCAGCCCTTCGATCTCTTGGCGCAAACCGCGCACCGCATCGCGCAATGCCGATAGGATTTCGACACCATGCGCGATCTCTTGTTCCGGGGTTATCATTGTCATGCTCGCTGATACCTCTTGTAAGGGTCCCCCGACCAACCAAACGAAAAACGGCCCGCCGGAAGGTTCCGGGGGCCGTTCATTCACGTCTGCTAGCGTGAGATAACCTATAGATCAGAGCGCACGCAAAGTCAATAAAAACATTGTTAACAACATGTTACCAATGCGCACTCCGGGCGGGGCCAACCCCGCAACCCATCTGCTCTCACTCACCGCCTGTTGAGGCATTACCCGCCGCTGCGGCACCGCGCTCGGCCTCGACCTGACGCCATTTTTCGACGTTGCGGTTATGCTCTGCCAAGGTCTCTGCAAATGCATGGCCGCCGGTGCCATCCGCCACAAAGAACACAAACTTGCTGCTGTCCGGCTGTGCAGCCGCCATCAGGCTTGCCCGCCCCGGATTGGCAATTGGTGTGGGCGGCAACCCCTCAATCACATAAGTATTCCAAGGGGTTGCGCGGCGCAGTTCCGATCGGCGCAAACCGCGCCCCAGAACGCCCTGCCCCTTGGTGATGCCATAGATCACGGTGGGGTCGGTCTGCAAACGCATGCCTTGGTTCAGACGGTTCACAAACACACTGGCGACCTGACGCCGCTCCTCCGGCACACCCGTTTCCTTTTCAACAATTGATGCAAGGATCAACAGATCTTCGGGTGTTTCAATCGGCAAGTCAGGGTCGCGGGCTTCCCATGCGGCAGACACCAGAATTTCCTGCGCCTCCTGCATCTGTGCCAGTACTTCGGCGCGATCATCACCCGGACGGACTTCATAACTGTCCGGTGCCAATGCGCCTTCGGGGGGCACGGCCTTGATCTCGCCATCCAGCACCTCAATGCCGTTCAACGCCTCCACCACCTGCCAGCTGGTCACCCCCTCGGCCATCGCAATGCGAAACCGCGTGTCACGCTTGGCGGTGGATTGCGTAAACAAGGCCGGAACCTCGTCTTCCCCCGGTGTAAATTCAGCCCGTTCAACAAATCGGTTGCTGGCCGGATCCAGTTCGCGCAGCTGCACGGAAATCCGGTTCACCCCGATGCGATACACCACTTCGGTACCACAGGTGCTGGCGCCGCCTTTGGTGATCACCTCGACAATGCCCGCCATTGATGCGCCCGGCTGCACCAGATAGCTGCCGAATTTCAAATCACCGGTCTTTTCCTGATAATCCGCACCCAGACGGAAAATCGCACCGGAACTGACCGCGCCCTGATCCATCAAGGATTTGCTGACCTTGCGGATGTTCGATCCGCGCTCGACCTGCAAACAGATCGCCTGCGCCAGCGGCCCTTCCCCCTGATACTGGGCTTTCCCCCAGAGGATCACGCCGCCCACGACAAACAGCAGCACCATCAAAAAGGTCACCGCATTAGAGGCGATATTACGCCACAT